TCTTGACTCCATGACCGCAGGATACACACTTACGCTTGCCGCAGATGTATTTTTTAACAGAGGGGTTGCTCAGGATATAGCCATAAGCCACGTTATTGAATCACACGCAGACCCTCAAATAGCTAATTTAAAAATTACCCCAGAGTATCACAATACTGTTTATAAATGGATAAATTCTTTTGTGCTAAAAACACCAAAGGGCTACAGCACACTATTTGTTCACCCAATAAACAGAATTGATTTGCCATTTTACAGTTTTTCTGGACTTGTAGATACTGACAATTTTCCACTTGAGGTAAACTTTCCATTTTTAATTAAGAAAGACTTTGTTGGCATTATCCCAGCAGGAACACCAATTGCTCAAGCCATACCAGTTAAAAGAGAAGACTGGTCCTCAAGTGTAGAAGATTCTTTAAACTATCAACGTCCATCTTTTACGCATACAATGCACAATCCTCCATTTAACTATTACAAGAAACATTTTTGGACAAGAAAGAAGTATTCTTAATGGCAAAAAAGAAAAAAAGAATTTGTGGAGAATGTCCAGAATGCAAGCTAGGACCAAAAACCTTTTGTTTTTGGCAAATAGATCAGGCTGTCCCAGAACACTTTAAACCTTCGCTAATCAAAGCCTTTATTTCTCTAGAAGACGCAGATGGTTTTGGATATTTACAAGCAAACGAAATGGACGATACACAATTTGATTCAGAGTTTTTGTCTTGGTTCTTGTCCTTTTGCGTCGGCAACAAAATTAACGTTTTTTGGAAAACAAAAGGTATACCATTTTGTTTAGGAAGTCAGGAATTTATAGAAACCCTGACCAGATTGCTTAAAGAAAATATTGATTAAAATGAAATACCCTTTCAGTTTTTTCTTAAGAAAAAGAAATAATATTGTTAAAACCATAGAGATGTCCGATATGGAGCAGTATGACAGGCTAGATTATTATGAAGGAGTCTATACAGTAAGAAACATCGTTGCTGAAACAAGCGATGATCTTTTTTATTTTTTGCCAGACGTAAACATGATTCCTGGGTATATAGACTCAAGCTCCAAAAAAACTTTAAATATCTTAAGCAATAAAAATAAGCTAGTTGTATCCATGGTAAATAGTTTTTATCACTCATTGTTAGACAACATGTCGGAAGTTATCTATGCACTAGAGTCATATCCAAAACACGAACTAGTTATTGATGTTAGTGAAACGCAAGAATCTCTTAAAACAGATCCCTCTAAAGGATTTCTATATCACAATGTGTTTTTGTATTTTTTAGAAACCCTAAAAATGAAAAAAATAAAATATAGGATTGTTAATTTAAAGAAGTACGACATTATTTATATAAATAATTTTAGGATAGTAGGATACGAGCTTGAGTCAATTAGAAAAGCAAGCCTAGTTTATGATTTTTTTAAGATGCGACTTTCTAACCCAAAAGCCAAGCCTACTAGAAAAGTTTTTATTAGTAGAGCTTTAACAGCTGGAAGAGACTATAATGCACCAACACTGTCTCATTCTAACGACGATAGAATGGATGACCACGAAAAACTAGACAGTCTATTTGAGTCCATGGGTTACGAAATTGTAAAAACAGAAGAGCTTGGATCTTTTCAAGAACAGCTAGATCTTTTTTATGAAACAAAAGTTTTAGCGTCAATAACTGGATCTGGTTTGGCCAATGCGGCTTTTATGCAATCAGGACAAACACTTATTGAAATTATTACGCCATTAGTAGTTCCAGTTGGGGTTCCTGGACGTGCAAAAGATATAACAGATCCCTATTACACACAAGAGCTTCATAACTTTTACAAAAATTTAGCATTTTACAAAGATCACACCTATTTTGGAATTCATAATAATGAAAGAAGCTTTGAGGTTTTGAAAGACAAAATTGAAAAAGACCATAGAATTAAAACTTTTTTGGACAGGTCAGATGAATAATGCTTTTATTTTTGACTTAGATGGGGTGCTGATAGATAGTAAAGAGATTCACTTTGATGCCCTGAATCTTGCTCTATCTGAAATAGATAGCTCATATGCAATATCTAAAGAAGAACAGGCTTTGACCTATGAGGGCCTTAGCACAAAAGCAAAACTAGATATTCTTTCATACTCTAAGGGGTTACCGAAAGAGCTTCATAATGTTATTTGGGAAAAGAAGCAAATTTACTCATCAAAAATGTTTCAGGTATTTGAAAAAGATGAAGACCTGATAAACATTTTTAAACTTATAAAATCGTTTAATATTAAAATCGGTGTTGCAAGTAATGCCATAAGAGAAACGGTTGTTGGATCTTTAAAAAGTTTGGGGGTTTATGAATTTATAGATTACGCTCTTAGCAACGAAGATGTGTCTAATCCAAAGCCAAATCCAGAAATTTATAAAATAATGATGTCTTTGCTAGGATCTTCTGCAGAAACAACCATAATCTTTGAAGACAGCGAAATAGGCCTAGCAGCAGCTAAAGCGTCTTTGGCAAAACTGTTTCCAGTAACAGAAAGAAAAGATATTTCGCTATCTTATATATCTAAAGCAATAGAGTTTTTAACCCCTAATAGTTTTCCAAATATATTAATACCAATGGCAGGAAACGGCTCTAGATTTTTTAATGCTGGATATAAAGACCCCAAACCACTAATTGATGTTGATGGCAAACCAATGATTCAAAGAGTAGTTGAAAACATCGGTATTCCTGGAAAATATATTTTTATTGTTCAAGCTGAGCATTATGAAAAGTACAGTCTTGAGCTTGCTCTCACAAAACTTGTTCCTGGTTGTAAAATTATTCAGATAGATGGAGTAACAGATGGTGCAGCAAGAACGGCACTTCTTGCAAAAGAACATATTGATAATTCTAAACCATTAATCATCGCAAACTCCGATCAAATTTTAGATTGGGATAGCTCAGAGTTTATGTCCCAGCTACTTGAACTAGGTTGTGACGGAAACATGGCCCTGTTTTTAGCTAATGAAAATAAGTGGTCTTATGCAAAAATTCAAAACAATAGGATTATTGGAGTTGCAGAAAAGGTGGTTATAAGCAATAATGCAAGTACTGGGATATATGGTTGGGCAAAGGGCTCCGACTACGTAAAATATGCAGAGCAGATGATTGATAAAAATATCAGGGTAAATAATGAATTCTATATCTGTCCAGTGTACAACGAAGCAATTCAAGATAATAAAAGAATTTTACCAATGTTTGTAGATACCATGTATGGCTTAGGAACTCCAGAAGATTTAGAAAAATTCTTGACACAAGCAGCTAACAATATCTCGTAAAAGCAAGAAAATACTGGTATAATTAAACTAGAAGTGGCACGATAGCCTTTTATTTTTGCAGGAAGGTAAGCTAGCGAAAACACGATGATTTGCGATAGATTAGAAAAAGTAAACGATATTCACAATATAAACCTACACACTTTAGGATCATTTTGTGATTTTGAGCCAGGCTATTCTCCAGAAGGTTTTAGCTTTATAAGTTTTTTAGAAGATAATAAAACATATGTAATTATGGACGCTAAGTCAAACTATCACCATTTCCTTATAAACCTTATGATGCCAGCACTTATGGTGCTAGAAGAAGTAAGCCATGAAAGCCTTCACTTTGTTTTGTGCAATATCAATGTAAGGCCTGGAGAAGAAAATTTTGACAATTTACTGGTAGAGCTTTTACAAGAACGTAATATCAGCTACACACAAGTAGACAATTCTGAATTTACATACCTAAATGCAAAAAACTTTATTCCAATAAATGGTGCAGACCTTGAGACTGGCGTTCCACTTTTATATAATTATCTTTTAAGTAAGTACAATCTAGTTACAGAAACACCAAACAAAAAAATATATATTAGTAGAAAAAGCTATTCAAGTCCTGACTTAAGAGTTGATGATGAAGAGATCTTAGAAAATTACTTTATAGAAAAAGGATTCCAGATAGTATATCCAGAAGATATAACTACTTTTAAAGAACAGTTTGAGCTTTTTAATTCTTGCTCTACTTTGGTAGCGTTAAGTGGTTCTGGGCTAACAAGTTTAATATTTATGCAAGAAAATCAAAAAGTTATTGAGATATTAACAGAAGTAATGGTTGGCCATACAATATCTGATGATGAAACTAAAACTATTATTTATGGCATCCACGATCACTATGAGTATATGGCACTTTTAAAAAATCACACATACCTTGCTGTTTTAAACTCAGAAAAACAAGCAGAGCTAATCAAAGCCAAGCTTGATAACATAGAACTTTAGTTAAAATATGTTAAAAATAGCTCATAGGGGAAATCTCAAAGGACCATCGCCAAAAGAAAATCACCCATTTTATATTGAAGAAGCAATCTATGCAGGATTTGACGTAGAGGTTGATATTCGCTTAATAGATAACAAGCTTTGGCTAGGACATGACAAGCCTCAATATTTAACATCTAAAACTTTTTTAAATAGATATAAAGATAACCTTTGGATTCACTGTAAAAATCTAGCAGCATTGGAATACTTTGTTAATTTAAAAGAAGACTTTAAATACTTTTGGCACGAAGAGGATAGCTACACTCTAACAAGTAATGGTTTAATTTGGACTTATCCAGGAAAGCCTGTTACTGATAGGTCTATCATTGTTCTTAAAGACCAAGAGCCACTACCAGATCTTGACACAGTATTTGGCATTTGCAGCGACTACGTAAAGACTATAACAGATTAGCCTATAGACACCTGGATTTTTTTGGGGTATAATATAATTATGAGAATTATCAAAATGATAAAATCCGCAATATGCCAACTAAAAGGACACGAGCTCACTGTGGCACAATGCCCAGTAACAAAGTTTAAGTCTAAAACCTGTAACGTATGCTTAATTAAATTTGGACCAGAGCACAAAGGAGCAAGCTTTTCTTAAAAAGCAAAAGTTAGTTAGACCAACATGACAAGTAATCAATATGACTTCTTTCACATTCACGACAAAAAAGATTTTGCCGTTCATTTAAATGAAAAGATTTTATTTTCAGAGCATAACTTTAAAAAAGAAAAAACGGTTGTAAACTCTTATTTTGTTGAATCATCACAAAATTATTTAAAAGAAAATGCACCAATTAAAGAAATACTAAATGAAAACTTTAAAGGATTGATTCAAATTCCTAATAGTTACTTTCATTACTTTCCTGATTTTATTGGAACACTTTTTGTTTTTTTAGAAAACTGCATTAAATCCAACATTAAAAAAGTAGAGCTTGTTTTGGTTGAGCTAGATAAAGATCAAGAAACTGTAAGAGAGTTTTATACATTCTTTGAGCATTGTATGAGCCAGTTTAAAGATAGAATTGAAATTTCTTGGATAGTGGTAAATCAAAGCGACACTGGAAATCCCCCAAGCAACAGCTATCTCAGAGTAAACAACTCTACAAAAATTCAACAACAAGATGCTGCAATTTCTTTAGACTTTATATACGACAGTGCAAAAAGTTTTGCTAATCTGTCAGACGACACTGTGCCAAATAAAAAGGTTTTTTTATCTAGAAAAAAAGATGTTTACAAAGATAATGCAGATCACAGGCACATCTATGAAGATGATGCAGAAGAATTTTTTAGGTCAATAGGTTTTGAAGTTGTTAATGGGGAGTCTTTTGGTAGTCTTAAAAAACAAATAGAGTTTTTTGACCAAGTTAGTGTTTTTGCTGGGTATGCTGGGTCAGGCCTAACAAGCTCAATGTTTATGAAACCAGGACAAACCCTGATTGAAATTGTTTGTCCAATAAAATTTGGAACCTGCGGTCATGATGGTGGAGATGAGTGGGAGATTCATAATTTCTATAAAACATTCTCAGTGCTTAAAAACCATATATACATAGCTGTTCCAAACGTTGATAGAAGCAAAGAAAGCTTTCTAAGAGATCTTAAAAAAGTATCAAAGATGCTATAATGGCCAAGCGGAGGTAGAATGAAAGTCGCAATATACACCATTGCTTTGAATGAAGAGCAGTTTGTAGAAAAGTGGTATGAGTCAGCAAAAGAAGCTGACTACCTATTAATTGCAGACACAGGATCTACAGATTTAACGGTAGCTAAAGCAGAAGCTCTTGGCATAAATGTTATAAAGATATCTATTAATCCATGGAGATTTGATGATGCTCGTAATGCGTCTCTTTCAGTTATACCCTCAGATATTGACTACTGCATTGCTCTTGATATGGATGAGGTTATTCTTCCTGGCTGGCGTAAAGAATTAGAACAAGCCTTAACAGACAGGGTGACTCGTCCTAGATATAAATATACTTGGTCTTGGAATGCCGACGGTACACCAGGATTACAATACGGTGCAGACAAAATACACGCTCGTAACGGATATCGTTGGAAGCATCCAGTTCATGAAATTATAGCTGCAGATAGATTACAGGAAAAACAGGGGTGGTATAATATAGAAATTCATCATTACCCAGACTCTACAAAATCACGTGGACAATACCTTCCATTGTTAAAGCTGTCTACAATAGAAGATCCAAACGATGACAGAAATGCTTATTATTATGCACGTGAGCTTTATTTAAATAAAAAGTTTGACGATGCTGCTAAAGAGTTTCAGCGTCACCTATCATTGCCAAAAGCTACCTGGGCCCCAGAAAGAGCAGCCTCTTATCGTTATCTAGCTAAGTGTAATCCAGAAAAGGCAAAAGAGTATCTTTTGAAAGCTATAGAAGAAGATCCGAACAGAAGAGAACCGAGGGTAGAGCTTGCAAATCATGCTTACCTTACAAAAGACTGGAGCTTATGCTATGAACAATCTTTAAAGGCTCTGTCGATAAAAGAAAAGCCTCTAGACTACCTTTGTGAAGACTTTGCTTGGAAAGACTTGCCCCATGACCTAGCCTCCATATCTGCCTGGAATTTGGGTAAAACACAAGAGGCAATTGATCAAGTTGTACTAGCAATTAGTCATAATCCAAATGACACTAGGCTAAAAAATAACTTAGGGTTTTATAACAAGCAGGGTAGGTTTGCTGAATAAAACTCTTTTATTATGATAAAATAGACATATGTCATCATTATATAGAATGTTCCAAAGACGTGGAACTAAAACCCAATGGGAAACAACAAATCCAGTTCTAGCTCTAGGAGAAATTGGCTTTTCTTATAATGAGAACGTCGTAAAGCTTGGAGATGGAATCACCGCATGGAACTCCCTATCTCAAATTGGCAGTGACTCAGCTTATGAAGTTGCAAAAATTAATGGCTTTACTGGCACTGAAACTCAGTGGCTACTTTCCCTAGTTGGACCTACTGGTCCTACAGGAGCTACAGGTGCGACAGGACCATCTGGCGGACCAACAGGGCCTACAGGACAAACAGGAGCTACAGGAGCCACGGGCCCTGCTTCAACTGTTACTGGACCTACTGGACCTACTGGACCAACAGGACCGCAGGGTACAGACATTCATTTTTCTGGATCTGTCGCTACTGTAGGTAACTTACCCACAGTAGGTAACTCTGTAAACGATGCATATATCGTTGATGCAGATGGAAACTTGTACGTGTGGAATGGTGTTTCGTTTGATGATGCAGGACAGATTGTTGGACCAATCGGTCCAACTGGACCTACTGGACCTACTGGTGCCGCCTCTAATGTTACTGGACCCACTGGGCCTACTGGAGCAAACGGATCTGGTGTTGCGGTTGGAGGAACTGATGGTCAGGTTTTGGTTAAATCGGGAAGTGCTGACTATTCGACTGCTTGGGGAACAATTGGTCAGTCTCAAGTAACTAATCTTACTACTGACCTAGCAGCCAAGGCACCAATAAACAATCCAACATTTACTGGAACAGTCACTGGAACTCCAGCCGCTGGCCTTAATGACGGCGGGGCAAGCGGTATTGGGTATAAGAGTATTCCCAAAGTCTATGAAACTGGAGGCTACACTGGGCCATATACGATTCAACGTGCTGATGCTGGAAAATTTGTTACAAGCGAAGCCAACAGAACAGTTACAATCCCAAGCTTTGAAAACTTAAGTTTTGATATTGGGACAGCAATTACTTTTATACCTGTCTATCAGATGACTATTCAGGTTGAAAGTCCAGGAGTATTAAGGTTAGCTGGAACTGGGGCTATTGGAAGCAGGACCCTAGCTCCCTGGGGAATAGCTACAGCTGTACAGCAAGGCCTAGATGTTTGGGTAATATCTGGTAATGGTCTAACATAATGTCTGGGGCACTAAGCGGACTATCTGCAGCTTTAAGGGCAGCTTTATCTGGCGGAGTCTCAGATCTTAACTTTATTTCAAAAATTGGATCTGGTGCAAACAACACAGTATCAGAAATAGCAATTCAGTCAGATGGAAGAATACTCCTAGGTGGTAGCTTTACAAACTTTCATAACGTAACGGCAAATCGCATTGTAAGATTATATGGTAATGGAGAAGCAGACATAGACTTTATGACTAATGTGGGAGCTGGTTTAGACAACACAGTATCAGCAATAGCAATTCAGTCAGATGGAAAGATTATTATAGGTGGAGCTTTTACAACTTTTAACGGAGCAACAGTAAATCGTATTGTAAGACTTAATAGTGATGGAACTAGAGATGTAGGATTTACTACCAACACAGGATCTGGTGCAAACAACACAGTATCAGAAATAGCAATTCAGTCAGATGGAAAAATATTGTTGTCAGGATATTTTAAAACTTTTAATGGGGTAGCCGTAAAATGCATTATAAGGCTTAACACAGATGGAACTAGGGACACAGGCTTTACGGGAACAGAGGTGGCAGAATTTTCTCCATACGATCAGATTTATGCAATAAAGCTACATGCAGATAATAAAATCTGTTACTCTGTTAATGTTTTAGTCTTAGTTCAGGGACCAGATTTTAATTATTTTAGCATCCAGAATAGATTTTTTCGAATGAACTCTTCTGGAGCACAAGATACCACCTTTAATAACAACCTGGGCTCAAACACGTCGAATACGGGATCCGTGCTTTCAATAGCAATCCAGTCAAATCAAGGGATTTTGCTAGGTGGTAGCTTTACAACTTTTAACGGAGCAACTGTTAATCGTATTGTAAGACTTAATAGTGATGGCACCAGAGATGTAGCTTTTACGACTAATACAGGATCTGGGGCAAATGGCAATATACTCTCAATAGCCATTCAGTCAGATGGAAAGATTGTTATAGGTGGATCCTTTACAACTTTTAACGGAGCAACTGTTGATCGTATTGTAAGACTTAATATTGATGGAACTAGAGACGTGGGATTTACCACCAACACGGGCTCTGGTGCAAATAACACTGTACATGCAGTTGTAAGCCAGCCAGACGCCAACATTATTCTGAGTGGGGGCTTTACGTCTTTTAATAATTCAACAGTGAATCGTGTTGCCCGTATTGGAGGAAGCTTTGCATAACAATAGAAGGAGCTATAGTGATAAAAATTAATTGCCCAGCATGTGCGGGACCAGATAATACAGGATGTGCCACCTGTCACGGAGAGTCTCAGGTAGCACAAGAAGTTTTTGATGCTTTTATGGCCGAAAAAACCAAACAAGAAGAGGCTCAGACTTTTTGGGGCAGGGTTCAGGAACACATGTATCAAACAGGTAGGTTTAAGTTTGAAGCTAACGAAAAAGTCTTTGAGCTAGACAACTGAGTATGGTAAAATAGGGTAGGAGAATAATGGCCAACCCATCTAATTTATACGCTGAAAAGATCTTTAGCGAGCACCCTATTGCCATGTGGGCTTTAGACGATAAAGCTGATTATTTTTCTATAATTCCCAATGACAAAAGAAATGTTTTTTCCTGGACCGTTTCTGGCGGTAGTGCTGTTCAAAATAATGAAATTATAAACGAACCAATGCCAGACACCTCAGTTACCACTATAAACACAATACTTCAGCCAACTCAGGTAGCTCAAGTTACAATGACAAGCCCAGGGATTCAAAGTCCTCTTTTTATGAGCCAAGACCTAGAAACTTTTTCAATAGGAGCATATGTTTTTTCAGAGTCTGCCTCAGTAATATCTTATGAAATTGGCTACACTTATGACGGATTGGCTACCCCTGTTTTAAGAAAGTTTAACTCCAGGATTGTAAAAAGATGGTCACTAATTTCAGAAACTTTTAGAATACCCGCAACTACAAGTTTACTAAAAATTGTTATAAGAATTACTTACGCTAGCATTAGCAGCTCTAGTCAATTTCACATTAATGGTGTAACTTTTGGCCAATGGTCAGAAGATTTTTCAGCAACATCTTCTGGGGTTTTTGCAGAAGCCTTGCCAGAAGAAGTGCCATTTGACTACCTTGCAGTTAAAGCAAAATCCTACGGGTTGCAGGATTTAGATGGATATTATTTTGTAAATAATGGTGCCCTTGTTGCTAAAAACTCAGGAGTCCCAATTGTGTTTGGCTCTTCAAATGTTACAAAAATTTTACCAAATGAAAATAACAATCCGTCTTTAATTATTCCTGGACAGGGTTTCTTAAATGAATCTGGAAGGTATAGAGAGTATACCGCAGAAATGTGGGTAAGGATTGACTCTAAGGCAACAACTGCTACAAGGATATTCGGACCAATTGGGTCTACAGATGGAATCTATGTGGATGGACCATTTATAAAAATTAAAATTGGAAACGTTGTCGGATCTCATGCAATTACAGAGTGGTATAGACCAATGTTGCTAGACTTTAAGATTTTTGAAAACTCTGCATCTCTATTAATAAATGGAGAAGGGGTAATAGAAATAAACTATTCAACACCAGATATTTCTTTGCCGCCAGCAACAATAGTTCAGTCTGGTATTCAAAAAAACAATGACTGGCTAGGATTTTATGCCTCAGAAAATGTCCCCTCTCTTGATATTGATTGTGTAGCAATTTACTCTTATTTGGTCCCAGCAGTTGTTGCAAAAAGAAGGTTTGCCTATGGCCAGGCAGTAGAGTTTCCAGAAAGTGCAAATAGTGCTTACGGAGGAACATCTGTGCTTGTAGACTATGCTTTTGCAGACTATACCAGCAACTACAGCTATCCAGACATTGGTCGTTGGAACCAGGGAATTATGGAAAACTTATCCATAGCAGATGACTCGCTTTCTGTGCCGAATCATAATTTACCTGTTGCTGTATTTGAGGATAATTCAACAACAGACTCCTGGTACTCTAGCCTGTATGAAAGTAGCGGACAGCAAACAGACCCTTTTCTTAGTTTTGTAAATAAACAAGGGTACTTGTTTTTTGAAAACATGAATATTATTAAGCAAGACCTAAAAGCTTTCTTCGGGGTATTCAATTTACCAATATCTTTGCCATCAAGCAAACAAGTACTTTTTAAAATACAAGACAAAACAAGCTCAAACAATTTAGAAATATATATCCAGTCTGGAATCTTGCACTATACATTATCCTTTGACGGAGTTGTAACAAGCTTATATCAAGAAGATGCTGCCGTTCCTGGAAAAAACCTTTCTGTGGGGATTAACCTAGAAGTATTTTCGAGATACTTTGGAAAACAAATATCAGCCTTTTTTAATAACAAAAATCAGCTTTCAATGTTTATTGGAGGAGATCAAGACTTTAATAAAACATTCGTTGGAAAAATATACAAGGTTGGTTTTTCAAGTGAAAGAAATCTAGACAAAATTTCATCTTTATTTGATGAGAAGGGGCTTCTTACTTATTTTAACTATGAAGATTATTTTAATGATCATTCTTTAACACCGCCTTTTGATGCTGGAGGAGTATCAGAGACAGAATACGAAGAATCCCTAGACGCTGGAGAGTACGATGACTATTCTAGCGGGGTATCCTTTAGCGTAATCAAAGACTTTATAGCTAGTTACACACTAATCCCAAAAATAAACTTTAATACTATAACAATGGATATTGCTATAGACGGTTATTGGGAAGATTACCAACCGCTTACCTTTTTCTCACAATACGTTTCGGATATTAAAGACAAAAAATACTATGACCTAGATCTTATTCAGTTTAATATAGACTATCCAGCATTAGAAAATTTTGAAAATGGTAGCTATGACACATCTAAAAACATGGTTAAGTCTTATGTTTCTTTTCAGTATTTAAAAAATAACCCATCTGCAAAAAGCTCTTATTTTAAAACCATACCAGCTGCACAAAACAACGTAGTTTCGCCAGGAACCTATGTTGTTGGAGTAGACCTGGAAACTGGGAACAACATACACGACAGCTGGCTAACATACAGGTATGAGGTTGTGGATGGAACAGTTATTTACCCACCAAAAGGAATTAAGCTTACGGATATATCTCTTGTAACTCATCTTGAATGGACAATTCCAGGAATTGTATCAAATCCATTAGTTATAAAAAAGATGCAGTATGCCTCTCAAGCTTTTAACGAAAGATCCTCTAACCCCGTTGGAACAAGATTTGGGGTACCAGTTTTTCCATATATTAAGTACGGATCTTACTTTGACTATAAGTCTAGAAATCCATATAGGATTTATAAAGGAAGCACTCCGTATTTATACTTAACAAAGAAAAGTGGATTAGAAAAATTGGGAGATTACGATTCATTGGTAAATCGTGGCTTTTCTATTCCAGTAAATAAAGACCTGGCTGAAACTTATAAGATTATTGCTCTTCAGGCTTTTATTAGGTATGGCAAAGACAGGTTTCCATCAGACCCAGAACAAATATTTGAAATTGAAAGCAAAGATACATATATAAAGTTTTACCTAGTTGCTAATGACATTACTGGCAAAAGAGCTAGAATTTATGGAATTAACGCAAAAACTGGAACATTTGAAAACGGTATTACTTTTTATTGGAACGGTAATATAGTTAGGGAACCAGTCATAACCCTAAACGACTGGGGAACTATTGGAGTTTCGTTTCCAAAAGTGCTGGATTTTGACTCCTACGCTGGAGGCCTTAGATTTACTGGATCAGTTTTAGTAAACAATATTTCTCAGTATAAAGCAACTGGGCTACAGGAAATACAGAGAAACACCATAAGGTCTTGGTTCCTAGCCAGTATTGACAATGCTATCTGGAATTTCTGGAATCAAAGCTATACCTGGAACAGTGTTTTAATTTTAAGCCAGTCAAACATTTTGGGGGTAGACCCATCAGAGATATATAAGACCTACACTGGAACAAACAAGATCATCATTGACGATAATGTCCCATTAAGGGTAAATGATTATGAATATAATCTCTATCAGGGAATAACTTGGCAAAGCCGTATCCTTCCTGCTGTATAGTATGGTATACTAGTGGTCATGGAAGACAAATTTGCAGAAGCAATTGGTAAAGCTAAAGTAACTCTTGTAGATCAAACGGGTTATTCCTGGGGCGTATATGTTTGGAAAAAGGCTAATGGCAAGTGGTTTACTGATGGAAACGGCAATATCCTAAACGTTCAGGCTAATAGGGGCGATGAAAATCAGATTGCAAAGCTAAAACAGGCAGCTGCCTACTACGGAGAGCCTAATGGAACCCATGTGTTTTTCCCAGGAACAGCAAGAATTACCGATGAAGAGTATAGCGAGCAGGTAGACCGAATGAAGCAAGGCCTAATACCATCTCTAAACGACATTGGTGCCGTTATTGCAGCAAAGAAAACCTTAGAACTTTATGGAGATGAGTAACAATGTCGGATGAGTATCAGTATCCAATCCAAGCTTTTGTGCCAGAAGAAGAGCTAGCAGAAGACCTGTTTAAAAAGCAGGATCCATTTAATAAAAAATGGGATGAGCTAAAAAGCCTTTCTGGAATAGAAAAGAATTTTAAAAGACGATCAGACCGTATTGTTAAGGCATATGAAAGTCTTGACTTTACTGGAGTAGATACAACTAGGCAAGGGTACCAGGATAGTGCCCTAGCTAGAAGCACTGGACAAAACGGAGCAACCTCCAAAGAGATTAATCCTGGATCAGTATTCCACAATGGCTATGGAATGTTTGACGTAATTACCCCACCATGGAACCTTTATGAACTGGCTAACTACTACGATACATCTTTTGCTAACCACGCAGCTATTGATGCAAAGGTTGAAAACATTGTTGGTCTAGGATACGACTTCCACATTTCAAAAAGAACTATGATGCAGCTTGAAGCATCCAGTAGCGAAACTGCAACAGACAAGGCCAGAAAGCGTATTGAAAGAGCAAAGGTTGAAATGCGTGAGTGGCTTGAGACTCTAAACAGCGACGACTCTTTTTCAAATACGATGATGAAGTTTTATACAGACGTTCAGGCAACTGGAAACGGATATCTTGAGGTAGGAAGAACTGTTACTGGAGAAATTGGCTACCTTGGCCACATCCCATCTACAACTATGAGAGTTCGAAGACTGCGTGACGGATATGTTCAGATTATTGGTCAGAAAGTTGTTTACTTCAAAAACTTCGGGGCAAAGAACCAGAATCCAATTACTGGAGACCCAAGACCAAACGAGATCATTCACTATAAAGAATACTCTCCGCTAAATACTTTCTATGGGGTTCCAGACATCATGTCTGCAATCTCAGCTTTGCATGGAGACCAGCTAGCCTCTCAGTATAACATTGACTACTTTGGAAACAAGGGTGTTCCAAGGTATATCGTAACTCTAAAGGGTGCAAAGCTGTCTTCTGACGCAGAAGACAAGATGTTCAGATTCCTTCAGACTAGCTTAAAGGGCCAGTCTCACAGAACCCTATACATTCCTCTACCAGCAGACACAGATACAAACAAGGTAGAATTTAAGATGGAGCCAATTGAGGCTGGAGTGCAAGAGGCATCCTTTAACGACTACAGGCTTAGAAATAGGGACGACATTCTTGTTGCCCACCAAGTTCCTCTCTCAAAGATTGGTGGAGGGGATGCAGCTAACATCGCAGCAGCTCTAGCTCAAGACCGTACATTTAAAGAGCAGGTTGCAAGACCAGCTCAGGCAAATCTAGAAAAAATGATGAGCAAGGTCATTAAAGAAAAGACAGACATCCTAGACTTTAAGTTTAATGAGCTAACTTTGACAGATGAAATTGCTCAGTCTCAGATTCTTGAGAGATACGTTAAGACTCAGATTATGGTGCCTAACGAAGCTCGTGAAAAGCTTGGACTACCACAAAGACCAGACGGCGATGAGCCATTTGAAATGTCAACTAGACAAGCCACAGATGCAAGAGCTAACACTGCTCAGAACAGACAAAGAGATTCTGAAAGAGCAAATAACTCTTCAGACAGCACCGCTACTGTAGCTGGACGAAATCCAGCTGGAGAGGGAAGGTCTTCAGAATAGCATCATTTTTGATACTTTTCATAAAAGAGCCTTATAATTGAGATAACATGACTATGCAGAAAGCCCATTGGGATACTGAAGGTGACAACGTTCGCCTATCAATGCCGTTCAGTAAAGTGGACGTAGAGAGACGTATTGTCTCTGGCTTTGCCACACTTGATAATATTGACAAGCAGGCTGACATAGTCACAACAGAAGCCAGCGTAAAGGCTTTCTCAAAGTTTCGTGGTAACATTAGAGAAATGCATCAACCAACAGCAGTTGGAAAGATGATCTCTTTTAAAGAAGACAAGTACTTTGATCCAGAAGCCAAGAAGTTCTATTCTGGCGTTTACGTATCAACATATATTTCAAAGGGTGCTCAAAACACCTGGGAAAAGGTCTTAGACGGCACACTTTCTGGTTTTTCTATTGGTGGAAAAATGAATAAGTGGGATGACGGGTATGATGAGAAAATGGATTCAAAAATTCGAATCATAAAAGACTACGATCTGGTAGAATTGTCTCTGGTAGATAATCCAGCAAACCAGTTTGCAAATGTTTTATCTGTCGAAAAAGTTGACGGAGTAGAAATGATTAAGGGTGAAAGCTTGGATACCCCAATTGAGAATGTCTTTTGGGATGCAGAATCTGGCATAGTCATGTTGTCAGAAAATGAATCAGAGCAAAGCCCAACATCTGGAGCTCCAATGCAAAATATAGGTTTCGTTGAAAAGAACGATAACGAAAAAACAGATATGATAAAGTTCTTAGTTGATAGTGCTAAAGGCATTAAAACTGAGATTAACAAGGAGGTAAGTCCTATGAGTGAAACAACAATCACTGAAGACGTCGTCGAAAAGTCTGATGACGTTGTAGAAGAATCACAGGTCGCTCCAGAGGCAGATGCCGCAACCGAAGATGCAGTAGAAAAGTCCTACTCTGAAGACAAAGAGAAGTCTATGGATGAAGAGAAGATGGAAGATGAAGACGAAACAAAGTCTGAAGACGAGATGAAGTCTGAAGAAGAAATGAAGTCTGAAGCTGTAGCTGAGGAAGAAGGGGTATCTAAGTCGAACGAGGTAATTGTTAATGCAGTTACTGAAATTCAAAGTACTCTAACATCAGCCTTTAGCGATCTAGCAAATACCGTAAAAGCTCTACACGAGCAGGTATCTGCACTAAGCAAGTCAATTGACTCTGTAAAAAATGAGGTAACAGAAGCCAAGGGACAGTTTAACGAGTTTGGAAAGAGGGTAGACGCTGTTGAGGCTGACACCGCTTTCCGCAAGTCTGGCGATCTAGGCGAGATCGTTCAGGAATCTGAACCAGAACAGGTTCAGAAATCCCTATGGGGCGGACGTTTCCTCAAAACTGCCGATCTATTCAAATAAACAAATATCACAGGAGGTGACAATTATGTCGGAAGAGATTATTAAAAACTATCCAGGTGCTGGTGCTAACGAAGTTAATGGCGAAGGTGCTTTTGCGTCTGGAGGAATTGGTGGTGTAAGTAACCCAGGTGCAGACACACTGGGCAACATCCCAACAGCAACACTAGGAGTAACAAGTGGTCCAAATGCCGTAAATCCTTCGGGTGATGCGGCAAGCGGTATCCTACGCCCTGAACAGGCACGTCGTTTTATTGACTACGTATGGGACGCCACTATTCTCGCCAAAGATGGTCGTCGTGTAACTATGCGAGCCAACTCTATGGAACTTGAAAAAGTTAACGTAGGCGAACGTGTTATTCGTGCAGCAGCTCAGGCTAATGCAGAGTACACAAACACAGGTGCAACATTCTCAAAGGTCGAACTTTCTACCAAGAAGATTCGTCTGGACTGGGAAGTTTCAGCTGAAGCACTAGAAGACAACGTTGAGGGTGGTGCCCTAGAGGACCACCTAGTTCGTTTGATGACAAATGCATTTGCAAATGACATCGAAGATCTAGCTATCAACGGTGTTGGAGCTGGTGGAACAGCATTTACTTCTATCATGGAAGGATTTGTCCACAAGGCTACAACAGGAGATGCACACGAAGCAGTTGTAACAGTCGCAGACAACTCATGGACTCCAGACGTAATGCAGAAGATTATTCTTGCATTGCCAAGGAAGTACCGTGCACTTAAGAGCAATCTTAAGTTCTACGCTGGTACAGACGCATTCCAGGGAATCGTTAAGAACAACGGAACCCTATCAGATGCAATTGCTGAGGCACTAGGTCAGAACGGTAACACCCAGGCTAATACCCAGGCTTACCTTGACGGCCAGGGCCAGACATTCGGTGGTGCTCGCACTACCCGTGTTCTAGGCATTGATGTTCAGGAAGTACCTTACTACCCTGCAGGATATGTAGACCTTACATTCCCACAGAACCGTGTATGGGGTTTCCAGAGAGACATCACTGTTAACCGTCAGTATGTTCCTAAGAAGGACACCATTGAGTACACCGTATTCGTACGTTTTGGTATTCAGTGGGAAGAAGAGGACGCAATTGCGTTCGCTGACGCAGACGCTGTAGACGCTTCATAAGTCTAACGCAACCTACTAAAAGGGGGCAGGTGAGTAAAATCTCCTGCTCCCTTTTCTAATATCTGTTATAATTAAAGGTAAAGAAGGAGATAGTCATGTCCGAAAATAATAATTCAAAATTTAAAGATGTACCACTTGCCAAACTAGAAGATGGCGAAGCTTTAATTCCTCATCCACTTATAGAAAAATATAAAGAAGCTGTAAAAGCTCAAGAAGAGCGTAACGATGTAATTTCTTCAGACAAGATGGCTACTAGTCCAAATCTGTCCGTTACTTCTAATGAAGAAAATGTGATTGGATCAGCTAGTGCAGAAAAGAAAGAAACAGACAAGCCAAAAGTATCCGAATCAAAAGACACAGTTGCAATTTACTCTACAAGAAATGTTAACTGGTCTGGAGTTGGTCAGGTTTCTAAGGGCTACAACATTGTGACAAAGCAGGCTGCAGATAAGTGGGCAACACGTGACCACATCAGAATTGCAACCCCAGAAGAAGTTGCGAGAGATTTCGGTAAGTAATGGAATTATTAAGACTGGCTCCGCACGATGACCTAACTTTAAATTTTGTAGTACCAGAGTGGTACACTGAAGAAACAGACTTTTACATAAGGGTCACAGACCTTTCCGACTTGTCTGAGGTTGTTACGGATCATACTGGTGAGGCTGGAGACACCTTTTCTTATACACTTCCTGCAAAATATGATGGAGACTATAGAGTAGAGTTTGATGCTGTAAATGGGGTAGATGTTTTACTCTATGATGATACGACTGAGCTTGTTAGGCCTTATGTGGATCCATCCACTCTAGGTACAACTGCCTCAGAGATTGCAGAATATACTAAGTATGAAGAAATTGCCAGAGCTGTTATCGATTCGGTTATTCCAGAAGGCTTTTACTACAAAAAGAAAACTTTAGAGGTCGT